CAACCGGGGGCATAGCCCGTGATGTGCCATCAGTCCCCCGATACGCCGTCCCCGCTTCCTTCGCTATTCTCGTTGACAAACTCAGCATCGACAGACTGCTTGTTGGCTCGGACATCTTGTAACCTCACTGTTTTCAGTTCTTGCTCATCATCGAAGTATTCCATGCAGCACTCGTTAAGCAGCTTCGCATCATTGAGTAGCAGGACATGATCCTTACGGCTCATCTGCAACTGAGATACTGCACCATCAATTCGATTCAATGCTTCTTGGACTTTGCTTTTGTCAAACATGTCATTCCCCTTCACTAAGTTCTTTGAACACCACCTTTATTGATTCCTGACTATTGATAAGATTAGCCAGTTTAGACGCATCATTTGCTCCGAAATGCACCCCCTGGATACGCACTCGATCTCCATTGGTACGGGTTGAAAACTCGATCTGATCGGATTCAACTATGACTTCTGCTTTCATATAACACCTATAATAACATCCCTGGGGCCAAGTGAATGGCCCCAGAGAAAAATTGTAACAATCAGTCTTCAGGCTTTTCCTCAACCTGTTCAATAGGTTCAAGATCAACAGGTTTATCAAGTTCGCCCATTTTGCCTTTAACTGACATATAGAGTTCAATTGGATTCATTGTAAACTCCTTATCCACACAACATGAATAACGGGCCGACATTATCAGCATCACCCGTCACTACATAACCGGCATACTGAGAACCGCGACCATTGGCCACGGTAACACCAATACTGGTCTCGGCATCGGAGATATTACCGTAGTCACTCCAAAAGCCGCCACCAAGTCCCTTATTGCCTTCATTAACTGCACCCAGCTTACCGCCCTGTGGGGCGATCCAGTTGACGCCTCGGACCTGACACCAAAAATAAGTGCTTGCAGCACCAACATAGGTAGCTGGAACACCTGCCTTATTGGTATTCGCAAGACCACCATCAGCAGTCTCCAACGCAGCATAAGGATTCTGGTAAACTTCACAGGCATCTGAAGTCGTAACAGCCTGGGTCAACGCACCATCAAGGTAAATGTCAAACGCTACATTTTCAGCCGCAGCATCATTGCCTACAATTTGGCGGAACTGGGTAGCACTGGTGCTATCGTCAAAAATACAAATGTAACCACCAGCCAACTCATCCTTAGTCAAAGCTGCATGGGTCGCAGCAGGCACAGTCAAACTCGTATCACCAGCAGATGCCGCTGTGGTAAACGCAGTGTAAGAAATGTACCCGGTATAAGTAAAGTTGCAACCCAAACCGGACTTAATCGCCTCAGTCGATTTGGCGTAACGATATTCTCTACCATCAGGAAGCACAACCCTATCACCAATATTCCACTTCGGGTTTTTCACCGTGGACGTTTGGTAAATAAAGGTCCATGCACCCTGGGAAGAGCTTTGGACAATCCCGGCCATGCCGAGATAGTCAACTCTCGGTGTAAACTTACTCATTCTTCAATCTCCTAATTAAGAGGTTTTGTGAAGGACATGACCACACTTACGGATGTTCTCAACCAGAATATTGTGAGCACCGTCCTGGAAGGCCGTAAACGTTGTATGCTGTCCACGGCTTGTCATCGGGGGCGTCGTCTTCATCCAGTAGCCATCATGCACAACCGGGATGAAATAACTCAGGTCGAACGTGTAGATGGGATCATAATCGGCACTATCCAGCGTATCAACTGGAATCACCGGGACACGATTCAACCGAACGAGATCGCCATTCACGACCAGCAATCCGCCCAAGGCTTCTTTGCCAGTTGAAGTATGATTGTCGTCTTTCTTGTCAACCAACTCCATAATGTCGAGGACGGTATCCGTTCCAGCAATACACATCATCTTAGCCGCTCGCTCTTTCATCAGCGGGGTGTCAAGCATCATCGGAGGACGGAACTTCGTCTTGATACACGCCTGGCGGTATCGCTTCAAGAAAGTGTTGTTGATCGCTGTATAGGGAGCCGCCCAGTTACGCCACTTGGACTCACTTGCAGCGTCAATACCCGCACATATGGTACTCGTAGTGGCATCACCAAACGTCACGGTCGCACCATTAAACCCAGCCGTAGTGTTGATTGCACCTGCCGTGGTAAGCACACGAAGGTAATACGGCAACGTGAACGGGTGTTTCCGGTCGGTCGAACTATCCGGCACACTTACCATCTTCTCTTCAATCAAATCAGCCAAGTCAATGATCGCCTTATCCCTACGAGTCTGAACAAGGTTCACATATCCTTTGGTCGAATTCTTCTGTTGAATAATCTCGAACTCGTCCCACGAAGCATTTGTGCCAACTAATGCCCAATGGACATCAATCGTTTGAATACTATCGCCGAACTTCGGCTCGTCCGTGTCATACATCTCACGGTAACGAGCGTTTCCACTGGTATCAAACGACACCTTACGCTGGATACTCGTACCACCGTCGATCTTAATGTTCTTTGTCCTGAACAAATTGGCAAAGAAATACTCTTGGTGGTCAAGAGCATACTCCAACTCCTGATCCGGCAGATCAGCCAGAGTCGTCGCAAGAAGATCGGCAATGTCTTCAGGTCTATAACCCATTTTCTATCTCCTATCCAAAAACTTTCCGCAATCCCTGTGCAGCGTTTTTGTGTACCGCAGCCATATCGCCCGGCTTGCCCTCTGGCCGTTGGCCAGGGGAGGTCGGCTCAAACGTAATGGCCTTGTTCCGCTTCACAGCTTTCGCTTTGATTTCTTTTCGTATTGCTTGCTCCCGCACGTCTTCCGTAACGAGCAGATGAGCACGTTCAAACGCCTCTTCCAGAGGCATATCCATTCCCTGCTTTTCAGCACCGAGCAAAATCAGATTAGCTTGGTCAACTACGGCCCATCGCTTTTTGATCTGGCCCTGGGTTAGATCGTCCCAGTTGTTGCCCTTAACCTCACCATAAACATCCTTGTAGGCTTTCACATCGTCCCGATTGAAGAATGTGTCAATCTGTTGCGAGATCGCAGCATCTTCCTGAGCCTGGGCTTGGGCAATTTTGGTATTAGCCTGACCAGTATCGGTCGAACGCACGGACTCAAGATCAGTAGCTAATTTCTGGTTCTGTTCAACAACCTGTTTAAGCACCCCAACGATGGGGTCGCCTTCGTATTCCTTCTCCAGGGCGGTGAAGTCAATTGCGTTCAGCTTCGGCTCTGATTTAGGTTCAGGCTTCGGCTCTGGTTTTTGATCGGCCTGGGCCTTACCCAACTCGGAGAACTTCTTACTCAGGTTGTTCTGTGCTTCCAACGCTTTGGCACAATGTTTCTTTGCGAGATCAGGATTGGTCTGTGCCAACTCCTGTATATCCTCTACTGACCAACCGCTATGAACTGCGGCCCTGATCTCTGCTTGGGTCAAACCTGCCGGTTCGGGTTTCGGTTCACCTGCCGGTTCCGGCTCTGGTTCAGGCTCCGGTTCCGGCTCAGGCTCCGAGTCTGGTTCGGGCTGAGGGTCGGGTTCCGGTTCTGGCTCAGGTTCCGGGTCCGGGGTAGGTTCCGGTTCTGGTTCCGGGGTAGGCTCGTCACCAAATACTTTATCCAGGTCTTCCCTGGCTTTTTCCTCTACTTGTTCCATTACGTCTTTTTTGTCTTCGTCACTCATGGTTTTCCTTTCACGGTTGGCCCGGTTGATCCGGGGGTCAGCATTATTAGGCTATTCTTTTTCTTCCGAGTGATCTTGTTTTCTGTGCACGTTTAGTAAACCCACATGCTTCTGAATATCGCTGCTGTTGTCTGACGGAGGTAAATCGAGGCCGTCCATCAGGTAGAATATCTACGTTCGGGAACTTGGCCCGGTGCTCAGGAATGTCATCAGGGTGAATGGCCAGGGCGTCACTGGTATGCTCATAATCGCCCCTGAAATGACAGTGACCAGATAAGTCCCATCTCATATCTTCTCCGCATGGACATACATGCACTATCTTCGTATTCTCGTCTTCAACCATATGACCGCACTTGTCACAAACAAACCTATGAATCATCACATAACCCCTTGATTGACTGATTGGGCAAGAGCCGCACTTTCCTGCGTCCCCTGGTTAAATTCCTGCGTTGGCGTCGCTATCGGGCGAGCCATCGGATTCCCCTTATTCTGTGTAGCTCCTTCCGGCGAGTTACCTGTCCCAGCCTTGCCCAAATTCGGCGGGTTAAGCGTAAGCATCACCATCATTTTCTGTTGCCATTCAGGATCAACAAACAAATCCTCAACAAGGTCTTGAATACCAAGCTCAAATGCAATCTGACTCAAGTATCGTTCCACATTAAACTGCTGGCCTATCTGCATCATCACCATTGCGGTCTGAGCTGCACCAGGTATAATATTCGTACAAAACTCCATGATCCGTTTAGATCGGACCATAGGATCAAGGGGCGTCATTGACCTGGCTACGATCTTGAACGTATAATCCAAGAAGTCACCCATACGTTGTTCAGGGGTAAGGACCAATTCAACCTCATCCCCGCCACTCACTCGCTTAGAAAGTGGAAGTTCAATAAACGGATCAGTGTGGAGATAAAATGCGTGCTTGCCCTGGATTTCGCCAGTTGCGTCATAGAGGATGTTCCGCATATCCTCGATACCGATACTCGCGTTGTTCTGCAATGCCTGTACTGCCGTGGCCGTAGTGCTACTCCCACCAGGAGTAGACTGGCCAGAAATGAGTTCCGGGTTCCCAGCCATAAAGTTGTAAATCGTCAACAGTTCTTGCTGGAATCGCTCGTTCTTCTCGTTCTGACCGCCCATCGACACCATATTGATGCCCTTGGGGTCCATAGTGGCGATCCAGTCACCCGTCACAGCTTCTTTGATCTGATCCACGGTATCAACTTGAGATGGATGATAAAGCCCAACATCTTTCTGGTTCTCGAATTGTTGGACCATCTTGTTGAATATACGATTGGCCACGCGGGTTAGCTCATACCAGACAGAAACGGGGGGCACAGGTAACGGCTCGCCATCAACAGGAGGAGAAAAAGATAAAAACGTATATGGGCCTTCTTTTGGCCCATTATATTCTTCTTTTTTCAAGAACGCTCCATGCTTCTTTTGACACGGATCACCCATCCAAATCACGGTCTCAGCTTCCGGGACATAAATCTGAACGATATCTACTTCATCCTGAAGTCGAACCATTGCATCCTTGGCTTCATTTGTCACACTCGAATACTTTTTCTGTGTCTCAACAGTCGAGGGAGTTGAGGGCAATCCACGGATAACATCGTGATTGAAACCGTCAGAATCTAACAGCATTTGGCGAGGAACTGTTACTCGATCCCACACACACTTGGCCTGTTTGACATTGGTACAAGCTGGATCAAAACCAAAGTTCCATAGGCTCACATTACGGGAGTATATCTGGCCGGGATCAACGAATACATCATCAAACGCAAAAAGCTCTCCTGTAGCCTTGATCCCGCTTCGCATAATCCCCCAACCAAACATAGCATTGACAATCCAGGCCCTAAGCTCTTCTTTGAGCTTAATCTGTCTGGCCGTAGCATCGAGGCCGAGACCAAGAAGTTCGGCATATTGCTTGTACGGCTGATAAGGAGTATGAGCGTGGGTGATCGGGTTTTCCATGACCAGATTGGGTACGAATGCTCGCACCGTATTGTAAACCAAATTCAAAGGTTCCTTGCACTCGCCTTTTTCCATTCTGTAGAACTCAGGGACATATGACTTAAACATCATCTGGGTTCGCTTGGCGAATCGTTCTACCCGTTTGAATCCGAGTTCTACGATTGATTCTAACTTAGCTGGAGTAACATTTTCAGCCATAATTATCCTATAGTAAAATCGAAACCTTTGTTCTGCTTGTGTCTTCGTCTCACCCGGTTCTTGATATGTGACAGGAACCGATGGCCAGCCGTATTGGTTGGGTACTTGGCCTCTTTCTTCCGCTTCCTTCGGGCGAAGTCCGTGTCATCGTTGGCCAGGGCATCGGCGATTACTCTGTCTCCGTGGGTCTGCTTAGATGAACTACTCTCATGTAGCATAACTGCTGGGCCAACTCCCCCGCTTTCATAATGAATGTAAAGCCTGGCTTCTTCCAGAGCATCAAGCGAATGATTGACAAACGAACCATTAGCCAGAGCCTTATCATAAGCCGAAAGAAGAAGGTATTTGCTATCCCTGCCCATGTGAAACCCATACGTCCGTTTTTGCGGGTCTGTTATCTGGCCAGTGGCTTTGCTCATGTAGTAGAAAGGATACAGAAACTTTTTCACCATCAATCGTCCGAAGTCCCACCCTGGGCCATTGTTCTCCCATTTTAAGAACGGTAACTGCATCGGTTTGGCCCCGCCGAACCAAAGAGCTATCGCCACAGTCAATGGAGCAAACTCATACGGCGGATACTCAGCACTGGCCCACTCTCCGACCTTCTCTCCGGTCTCCCGACACTTGATAGAGATCACTGAGTTCGACGCTTCTTGGCCCTTACTCACATCAATACCAAAGATATAACTATCTTTCTGAGACGGGCGACCTTCTACCAGGTCACACCAGAGCTTGAGTTGTCCTGTTCCTGTTTGCTTGGCCAGGATGTTTGTCCGATCCTTATTAGCAATCGCCTGGATCAATGCCTGGTCGCTCATCGCCCGGTTCCACTTAATACTCCAGGTGGATTTGGGTGGCTTGACGTGCATCGCTATGTGTCCATCAATGTTCTGCTCTTGGAAAAATGACAGACCCGGCTCTGTGTCCTCGCGGAGTACCTCGGTTGCGAGGAACTTACGACCTCTGGCCTTCTCTTCAGAATCGAGCCACGGACTGCGAATCTCCCACTTCCCGAACTTGGTTCTCTGAACATAGCGACCGGCCCCTTTCTCCGGGTGTTCCCAAAATGGCATGATGAACACCTTGATATTGGCTGTTTTATCAGATCGCCATTTGTTATACTCACTGCCGGGTACGCTGGTGCTGTTAATGATCCGCATCAGACACGCATCACGACTGGCCGCCCGCATAGCGGCTCCATTTTGCACCGCTCCAAACTCATCTAAAAATCCAATCAAACGCCGATCACCCCTGGCGGCGTGTTTAGTCGTGGATTCGCCATCTTGCGTAGACCCAGTAATAGGATTGTACCAGTGCATGTGGGATCGGTTCTTCTGACCCCGGAAACAGTCCGGGGGACGCATCCAATCAGGCAAAAATTCGTTAATTTTGTCGTGTTTTTGAAACAATGCCTTCATATTGCCCGGCTTGTCTACGTAATCTTCATTTCTGGACATCTCCAAAAGCTCGCATGGTTCCTTTCGGAACAACATGAGCCAATGGAGGAAGTCAATACAACACCAACTGGCCCCCATATCACGGGCTTTGTCCAAAAGTATGTCTTGGCCGGTCGCCAGGCACTCCTCGAAGATATCAAAAAGCTCATCCTGGATCGGCCAGGTTATCATAGGCTGGTTCGGATGCTCGGATTCGATCCTTTGGCCATCAGGAGCGACATCAAACTGGTGGTAAGTGATCGCAAAGGCATTGATCCAGAATAAGATCGACTCTGCACAGGCCGCGAGTAGGTCTTTCTGCATCCCTTCGTCGTTCTCGGCCCGGTTCAGGAGGTCTATCCGCCACTGTACATTGGCTTCCTTCCGCTTGGGGACGATCAGACCCGTTTTGGGGTCCGTCCAGAAGTCGGGTATATCTGGGAACGGCTCTTTAAGACTGGGTTTTTGTAGGGGTCGTGCCATTTTATCTAATACAGGGCCATAATTCTTTAACAATTGCAAAGATTACAACCTCTATAAAAACAATTATACCAAATATAATGGATAATCTATCCTCCTCTTTCATCTTGATCCCCTTTATTAACTAACTTATTCAACCTACCAGCGATACTACCATCAAACGAACCCGCCTTGGCATTCTTCTTGCCCTCTTTAGGCGGCTCTTGACTCGCACGCCCTTCGGTATATTCACGAATAGCTTTACACGCCGAGGCCGTGGGTTTGAAGTAAGTCGTAACGGTATCCCCATTTTCATCCTTGGTCTGCATGTAGCCTCCAGTTGCCAGAAGAAAGAGACGCCGGGCTGCGGCCTCGGTTCTGGTGCATTGGATTTCCTCACCGTTGATATTGATCTCTACGATCTCTTCGCCGATGTCTTTGAGTACCTCGGTCAGTGTCGCCACTTCGCCCCCTTAACCGTCTTAACCAGTCGTTTGAGGCCACGTTTTGCCCGACCCTCTACACCGGTGATCGTGCCCTTGTTCTTGCTGGCATAGAACACCTGTTCGCCCTTCTTCGGGCCGTATTGTTCTTTCATACTGGCCATGATTTTGCGGCCTTTGTCAGAGAGTGGCATTATACTTCTCCAGGGCTTCGAGGATGTGGTCTACTGGAACACATAAAGTAACCCCGCCACCAGGGTTCGGCCCGGCAACACAGATGCCAATAACACGGCCTTGAATATCCACCAACGCACAACCACTTGATCCAGGTGCTCCTTCTGCATCCGTTTGAATCAAGCCGATTCGGTCATAAACATCTCTATCTAAATGGGATATGATCCCTTTGGTTATCGTGTTCACAAAACAGGTCTCATATGGGCTACCAACAAAATAGACTGTATCAAGTAACTGAGGCATTTCGCCGAATTGGAGATAAGGAACCTGACCGTCGATCCGAATGAACCCCACATCGTACTGCCCGCTCTTCCACTCATCAAGGATGTCATACTTAACCCCATTGATCTCAATCCAATTACCTGGATAACCTATACAATGTCCGGCTGTGAGGATCAGATCAGGGCCGATAGCTACACAGGAACCGTGGCCCATTCCATTAGTGATGATCCCGCAGGAATCGAGTACGCTAAGGTCGAGGGTCTTGGTTAATGCCCGTAAGCTCGCTTCGTGCTGGTTAATAGCTCGTTGGTTGGTTGCCATCCCCGCGAGGGCGGCGATCAGGAGTAGAATCAGGGTGATGTTTTTGATTCGGTTCATGGTGTAGCTCCTTAATCTGATTGGTCGCCTACAGCAGACCCATCACTATTTTGTGTAGGTGCAGCATTATGTATTTTAACTGTACCATCATCTTCTACAAACAAGTACCAAGCTGTACCATTGGGGGAATGAATTTTGATGTTACCGGGCGTATTTCCACCAGCCCCGTCCCAAAGGGTCAAGATTCCTTGAGATGCTCCATCTGCACCACAATCAAGTGGGCCATATAGAGTAGCCTTGCCACTTGAAACCAAAGTCAAAGCTGTAATACTGGGTGCGTCACTATCGTCCCCATCATTGAGTAACACACGCCACAACCCTTTTTCATCGTCGCTTGTTCCATCGTGGGCAAATTCCATGTAGCCAAGCACAGACTCTTCACCACCAGATTGCTCTCCTCTGGCTATGATGCGGGATTCCCTACCACCATCAGTATCTTCCTGTGAGGTGTTGTGGAGGGTGAGGTGTGGATTAGCGTTAGATATTTCTATTGGTGTTATTGGATCAATTTCACCGCCAAGACCTAAATAGCCACCTCGTATATAACTTGGTCCAGCACTATCTAAAGATACATAATTAATAGAGTTTTCATCTTCCAATATAAGCTGTCCATGTCCATCGGCTTCAATTTGAAACCTGGCTACAACCTTATCAGAGCTATTCTTCACCTGAAACGCCGTACTGTCAGCTGCACCCGTACAAGTAACTGTAGTTCCATTATAACTCATCGAACTATCAGCAAACCCGGTAGCTGACATGTAGGGAACGTTGCCATTGGTGATTCCTGTGAGGTCGAGTCCAGCAAGCGTAGGACTGTTAGTTGTGGTCCAAGCGGACCCTGTTCCGGCAAGCAAGTAGTTGGCTGTCGGAGTCAACCCTTCGAGGTTCACGATTATCCTGTTCTTGAGGTAAGTAAAACTGCCTATCATTTGGGGGAGCCTCCTTCCGGGCTTAGCCTACGCGGGCGTAATCTACGATAACTGAGGTCGAGTTGAGTGTCGTGGCTATGATCGCTATCTTGCTGAGACCCTGGGTATTGAACCAGAGTCCACCGATGTCATCGGTCACGCCAGTCAGGGGAATGATGTCATCCACCCACTTCTCATTGCTGGGAACCACTGTATCGGCATACAGGTTGGTCCCGTCCGTTTGCTGGCCCATCGTAAGTGTAGCCGTGGCCAGGAGTTGATAGTCATCCCCGGCCTCGTCGGGATCAAAGACGCCATAGATATTGAGCACATTGCTATCGTTATTGCTGGCTACACCCTTGAACCTAAGCCGGAGGGCTGCGGTGAGGTCTTCGATTTCGATGAATACAACCTTGGTACTGGCCAGGGCCTCGACTGTCTCGGTACTCTTGTCCGTGGTAAGGGCGGCTTGGGCTACAGAGATGGCTGAGGTACTCTCCCAACGGGTTTGTTGAACGCTTGCATTAGCGTAGTTCATATTGTACTCCTATCTATTTGCTTGTATGACGTTGTTGATGCTCGCCCCACCTTGGATCAGGGCTGCCCAGGTCCATATCTGCTCGCGGTGATCGGGCCATATCTCTCCCAAGCCGAACAGAATACCAGTAGTGATAGCCTTGAAGCTGATAAGCTCCAGATCGCTGGGTCTATCGTCCAGGAATGGGTTCATCTCCCGGCAGTCCTGTTGTAGGCCCTGTCTCGTAGTTATGAGGTCGGCTGCTGTGGCCCCGGTATAGATCAGGAAGGCCCGTTTTTGGGCTGGGGTGTATGCGGTGCAGCCTGTTAGGATCAGGATGAGAGCTATGAGGATCAGGATTGTGATGAGCTTACGGTGCATACCTAAACCCCAATCGTTTGAGTAATTTGGCCTC